GCATTAATAGCAACATATCCTTCTGGAGCTGTTACTACAAATCCCTTTGGTGTTTTCAAAAATGTACCAATACCTTCTATTTTATTCAATTGGTCTACAACTATCATCTTAGCTTCTTTGATTGCCAAGTAAGTTGCAAATGCAAAATAAATCTCAGTCTTATATTTTCGCAACTCCTTCGTAGCTGCGTCTTGTATCTTCTTAAACTTCTTCTTCGTATCTTCTCGCTTCTTAGAAGCAATCTCCTTTGTCATACGATCTAAATAATACTTATTAAACTCTATAACGAGTTTTTTCGTGTCAGATAACTGCATACCTTCACGAATCTTGGAATTAAAAAAGATTTTCAATTGACCACCTAAACTGAGAATAGTTTTCTCTTTGGCCAATACATTAAAGAAACCACCAGCTTTTTTAATTGCACCTTTAACTTGGTTTATCTTTGCTTCAAGTTGTTTAATGCCACTCTTTTTTAAACCAGCTACTTTACTAACATTCTTAACACCAGCATCTTCTGACCAAACACTTTTGGTTGTTTTAAACTTACTCGCGTCAACACCAAAAGAAGCTTTCAATCCTGCAATAGTTTTTCCACTATATGATGTATGCCAGACAACTCCTATACTTGCTTTACGAATTGTACTAGCTAGTTTACTATCAGTTGGAACTGCATAAGAAATTGTATTAGGTGTAAAGACAACACTCATAACACCATCAACATCTTCTTCTACAAGATCCTCTTTAGTAAACATGATGTCACCTTGGAATATACCTTTCATTCCAAGTTTAGGAAGATGCTTGAGTGCAACTTTTAATTTATCTGACAATCCACCAGAACCATGATTGGATGCTATATCAGCATTCGTATAATTTATTTTAGGTGTCTTGTTAAACAAAGACTTTGTTGCAACAAAAAACTTCCCATTCTCTGGATTCGTTCCAGCAAAAACTGCTGGAGCTCCATCCCATTTTACTGTAACATTCGTTGAACCTTTACCAACTCCGTTCAACATATCTCTCAAAGAGTTCAAGAATCTAACTGCCGTCTTGGCACCCTTCAAGCCATTATTAATTATCTCATCTTCAAGATGTTCTAAATGAGTATTCTTATCTTCAATTAAATAAGTACCAAATTTTATCATAGCTTATCTAAACTCTCTATTAAACACAAGGGACAATCTTCAAAAGGAATAGAACGAAATGGACAAATTCGTTGATGTTCTATCTCACCAAGACCTCCCATTGTGTGAATGGCTGTACTATTATTCTTTGACTTCTTGGCCAACTTGTCAGCTGATTTTTTAAACAATTTTATAAGTTTTTTCTCTGTCATATCTATGTATATTTATATCAAATTCCTCTAATATTTATAATAACTGGACATTTAGCTAATATTTCCAATCAGCAGTAGCTATTTTAACATCTTTATGTTGTTTCAAAAACGGCGAATCAGTAGAACTTGCAGCTGTTTTCTTAACAAAGGTTGTAACAGAACCACCATCGGCCAATACTGGTTGTTTTGATTGTGAAATACTTTCCAATCTCATTCGTTTCTTATTCATACCCAACATAAACTTAGCATTAATAGTTGCATCACTATAACGATTCTTCAATTGTTTGAACATTAACTGTCCGCCATTATCTTCCTTTGCCACAATAGCTAACATAAGGTCAGCCGTGGCAGGTAACCCAAACGACTCGGATATATTTGAAAGATCCGGGTCCGAACTCATATATCCTTCACGATTTAGTTGGGAACTTGTGATTACAGGAACTTTTGACTCAACTGCAAAACCACGAATCTCCTCTGCAATAGATTTAATATAAACATAAGTATTCATGTTTGCTGTCCACTTCACTCTATTGGAAGAACAAATATTTAGATAATCCAATATGACAATCTGTGGTGTAAATCGTTTCTTGATCTTCAACTCTCTCAACAAAGAACGAAAATTACCAACATGAGCTCCTGATGTTGGATACTCTTTAATGATTAATCTTCCAAAATTTCTTGTAGAGTTCATCATCTTTTCAATCTTAGAATTAAACGACTCACGAGGAAGAAATCGTATCTGGTCTATATCAACATCCAAAAGATTTGCATCTATTCGTTCTGCTATCTTCTCCTGTGACATCTCCAATGTAATATACAGAACATCAAATCCCTGCTTCACATACTGTGCAGCCAAATGAGTTTTAACTAATGTTTTACCAACACCAGTTCCACCAAGAAAAACTGTAAGAGTTTTTGGTGTTATACCACCACCAGTAATTTTATCCAACATCTCAATATTGAATGGAAACTTCTGCTCTCGTTTATGATAATAATCCCAACGATCTGCTGCATCTTCAATATAATTATGTCCAACACTTGTATCCAAAGATACTGCAAGAGCATCTGTCAATATATCTGGTATTGCATCTTTTGGTTTCTTAGTATCTTTACCTTCCAGAATTGCAATCGAATCTACAATACCATTATAGACAGCTTGGTCTTTTGCCCACTTCTCTGTTTCATGTACTAACCATTCATGATCGTCTGTTTTTGTTTTATATGTTGTCAATACTTCCATGCAATTCTTAAATGTTGCTTCATTCAAATCATCTCTACTCGTAATCATATTTTCAAGTGTTGAAAGTGTTGGAGGTTTATTATATTCTTGAATATGATTCTGTATCTCTGAAAATATAATCTTCTCTGGATAAGCTTTAAAATATTCTGGTTTTAAAAACACTCCAATCAGACTTGCATACTCATCACTAAATATTAAATTTTCCAGTATTAACTGTTCTGTCCTCATAAACACCCTTCCTCATCTATATGGCTGTCGCCAATCCATTTAGATAATAAATATTTTTGAGCCATAATACTCTGTGTTTGACCAAATGACATAATACCAATCAAACCATCTACCATTAACAAAAAACAATAAAACAAATATTTTAATCTACCATATGGTAATCCATGATGCCGTGTCTTTTGAAATAATGCTTCTTTCTCAACATCAGTTTCAATACCCATACTCTCTTTAATCTTCATCTCTTCAAGAGATTCTTTCAACTCTTCAGCTTCATCTGGATAATATACTTTACCAGTAGTAAAATCAATTTTCATCTAATACTTCCTTTATCAATTGCCGACTTTCATTAACATTAACTTCTAAAAATGGTTTATAATTATAACACAATATTTTCTGATCTCTCCATATTGGATCAATCAATTTCTTATCTATTGATTTTGTAAAATTTAAACATATATCCATTACAGTAAAAGTTTCTAATGAAATATCTTCCCCCAATAACAATTTTAATATTGGTGGGTGATTAATTCCATCACACTCAAACAAATCATTAAACTGTAAATCATATTCTTTTAAATGTTCTACTATTACTTTTATATCTCTCTGAAGATGAAGTGAGAAACTATCCATCTTAATTCTATATTCATCATAATATTCATCAAGAAACTCCGATGGATAGTTTTTACCTCTGGTCAATTGTGACAAATAATAATATATCAAGTCCAGTTCTTTCGTCATCTTCTTTCCAAGAGATGTAAAGAAACCTCGTTGCCAAGAGAAGCCAGTCTTATATTCAAACTTAGCAAAATACTTTTCCATAGATGCAATCGTACCCCATGGCGCATTACCAAAATACTTAAAGTAATCATACGAACCAGTAAAATGCAAATACATTCCATGATATGTTTTCCAAGCACGAAAAGTTCTATTTGTTTCTACTGTTTTCTGTTTTGGAAATGTAATCATTCAGCTGACCCATATGAAAATTCTTTCTTGGCTGAAACTTCAAGTTTCTCCATAACATCCCTAGTAAAATACTTCTCAGGATTATTTACAATAGTTTTCTCAAATGCCTTACCAGCTGGTGTTTCAAATCTAGTTGATACTTTCTTAAAGATATCATACTTTTCTGCAAGTGCAACCAAACCATAATACTTATCCAGACCTGTTTTGTAATCCAACTTCGTTTCGGTAACTGATTCTTCTTTAGTCAATCTTCCCTTGACTAGTTTCATCTTGATAATATTTCCCAAGACCTCAGTCCCATCTTTGACTTTTCGTTTTCCAAGTGTTACAATCACAGAAGCTGCATACTTGATTCCACCACCACCAGAAATCTCTTTCGTTGGAAACAAACTCCCTATCTTATCATAGGTGTGGTTTGTAATAATCAGAGGAATATTTGCCTTTGCAAGTTTCAATGCAAGTGTCCTGAATGCTGAACGAACAGCTGGAGCTCTTGTCATATCTCTTTTATCAGAACCACTTGACGAATCTTCCATCTCTTTTCTTGTAGATAAATTACCAAGTGAATCAAGAAAAATCATAACTTGATAATCTTTATCCATGTTCTCAATTATCTTGATTGATTGGGTTTTAAATTCTTCTACTGTTGCAACTGGAAATACAATAAACCTATCAGGGTCTATACCTCTCTCTTTAATCATTTCAGATGTCAATGCACCTTCACTTTCAAAATACACAATCACATTCTTCTTATCTTGTTCCAAATAATTCTTAGCTATACTTAATGCAAAGAATGTTTTACCAACTGCCTCTGAACCTGCTAAACACGTTATCTTATTAGACGGCACTCCACCATACAGAGAACCAGACAATAATGCGTTTAGACTATACGATCCAGTATCAACAAAAGTAGAACAATCCCCAACAATACCAGCGGATACAACGCTTGCAAAATCATTTTCAGTCACCTTTATTAAATGTTTAACAATATTATTTACTGACATAATAAATCTCCTAATTAATAGGTCCAAAAAAATCTTCTAAACTGCCCTGCTTCTCAGTTTTCCATCCAATTACATCTAATATATTTTTAATTGGTTGAAGAAAAGCTTTATCAAACTGTAAATCATAATCAATATATTTTTCCAATTTAAATTCTTTTGGAAGATGTGTCGAAACAGAAATTATATTTTCTTGAAGTGGATTTGGTTCTTTCAAATATGCAAACTTAATCTTCTCACCTTCACGAATTGACTGATATTTTTTTGTTAACTTATGTTTTCTTAACAAATGATTATACAATAAAACACCTCTCACTTGAATTGGTGTTCCTTTAGTATATATACTTTTATTTG